CACCATCAGCCAGAAAACCGAATTTTGCAGGGTGGGCTAACGATATCCGCCTGATGCGTGAACGTGACGGACGTAACCACCGCGACATGTGCGTGCTGTTCCGCTGGGCATGCCAGGACAACTTCTGGTCCGGTAACGTGCTAAGTCCGGCCAAACTCCGCGACAAGTGGACCCAACTCGAAATCAACCGTAACAAGCAACAGGCTGGCGTGACAGCTGGAAAACCAAAACTCGACCTGACAAACACTGACTGGATTTACGGGGTGGATTTATGAAAAACATCGCCGCACAGATGGTTAACTTTGACCGTGAGCAGATGCGTCGGATCGCCAACAACATGCCGGAACAGTACGACGAAAAGCCGCAGGTACAACAGGTAGCGCAGATCATCAACGGTGTGTTCAGCCAGTTACTGGCAACTTTCCCGGCGAGTCTGGCTAACCGGGACCAGAACGAACTGAATGAAATCCGCCGCCAGTGGGTTCTGGCTTTCCGGGAAAACGGGATCACCTCGATGGAACAGGTTAACGCAGGAATGCGCGTAGCCCGTCGGCAGAATCGACCATTTCTTCCATCACCCGGGCAGTTTGTTGCATGGTGCCGGGAAGAAGCATCCGTTATCGCCGGACTGCCAAACGTCAGCGAGCTGGTTGATATGGTTTACGAGTATTGCCGGAAGCGTGGCCTGTATCCGGATGCAGAGTCTTATCCGTGGAAATCAAACGCGCACTACTGGCTGGTTACCAACCTGTACCAGAACATGCGGGCCAATGCGCTGACTGACGCGGAATTACGGCGCAAGGCTGCCGATGAACTGACCTGTATGACAGCACGAATTAACCGTGGTGAGACGATACCTGAACCAGTAAAACAACTTCCTGTCATGGGCGGCAGACCTCTAAATCGAGCACAGGCTCTGGCGAAGATCGCAGAAATTAAAGCTAAGTTCGGACTGAAAGGAGCAAGTGTATGACGGGCAAAGAGGCAATTATTCATTACCTCGGGACGCATAAGAACTTCTGTGCACAGGACGTTTCCGCGGTAACAGGCGCAACCGTAACCAGCATAAATCAGGCTGCGGCTAAAATGGCGCGGGCAGGAATCCTGGTCATTGATGGTAAGGTCTGGCGAACGGTGTATTACCGGTTTGCTACCAGGGAAGAACGGGAAGGAAAGGTGAGCACGAACCTGATTTTTAAGGAGTGTCGCCAGAGTGCAGCGATGAAACGGGTATTGGCGGTATATGGAGTTAAAAGATGACCATCTACATCACTGAGCTAATAACAGGCCTGCTGGTAATCGCAGGCCTTTTTATTTGGGGGAGAGGGGAGTGAACGATAGCTACCGACAGTTTGAAAACTGGTGGTCAAAAGACAAAAGCCAGTTCACGGGAGACGATGAATTAAAAGAGTTTGCCTGGGTGATATGGCAGGCATCGCGCTCTGCTATTGAACTGGATATCGACTGGCCCGAATCGAATGACGACCTTTGGAAAGATGGTGAAGAAGGTGCTTATGCGATGGGTTATGAGGATGGGCGTGACAAAACGGTAATTGCAGTAATGAAAGCCATCAGGGCCGCAGGAATCAAAGAAAAGAATTTCGATTAAGCAAATATCACTTCAATAAATCGCTTTTAAGGCATCACAATCGCTCTGTGGTGAGGTAAGCACGTGCAAGGCATGCCGATAAGCAGCGAGAATGAAAAATGCGTCAGAATGCGTTTGAGGAGGTTTTAAGAAATGAGTACGATAGCTGAGCTTGTCAGGGCTAATTTTCGTGAAGAGTTGGTGCGTTGGTATCGGTATCGTTCATCGTCCAGTTTGCCGCTTGATGAGTTGTATGAGCATTCACCTGCCGCACGACGCTATCCGCGTGACCGTGTTCTTCGACGGTTGTTCAAACTCAACAATGAGTTTCAGCGCAACAGAATTATCCGGAGTCTGGATTTAAAGTGAAGGAGTGAGCATGAGCGACCTATCATTAACCCAGCCAAAGCTAAAAGAATGTCCGTTTTGCGGCGGTAATGCTCGTCTGTGGGTTGAGGCCGGAATAAATATTGATGTGTGGGGCTATGCAGAATGTGACCTCTGTGAAGCCAGGGGGGCATGGGCACCATCAGTTGCTGCGGCGGCTGAAAAATGGAACCGGAGAGCAGGAGATGAAGCAAACCTTTCTGCTTCGCAACGAAGCAATCAGAAATAACGCCATAGACGCCATTCTCTCACTACCCATCGACGACAAGTCACCCCACGAAGTCCACGTTAAAGAACCCAGGCGCAGCAAAGCGCAGAATGACCGTATGTGGCCGATGCTGAACGATGTTTCGCGTCAGGTGCTATGGCATGGTCAACGGCTGGCGCCGGAAGACTGGAAAGACCTGTTCACTGCCCTGTGGCTTAAGACCAAAAAACTGGAGCAACGAAGTGGGCCTGGTATCGACGGTGGCGTTGTCATGCTTGGCGTGCGTACCAGCAAAATGCGGAAGGCCAGCATGACTGAGCTTATCGAAATCATGTTCTGGTTCGGCTCAGAGCGCAACGTGCGGTGGAGTGATGACTCCCGGCGAGAGTATGAATGGTCACAACGAAAAGGTAGGGCTGCATGACTATCAAATCAAATACGCCAGCACACGACAAGGACTGCTGGCAAACGCCGCTTTGGCTTTTTGATGCACTGGATATTGAGTTTGGATTCTGGCTGGATTCGGCAGCGAGCGACAAAAATGCTCTGTGTGCTCACTGGCTAACTGAGGCCGACGACGCGCTCAATTCTGAGTGGGTAAGCCACGGTGCAATCTGGAATAACCCACCGTACAGCAATATCAGGCCGTGGGTGGAAAAAGCCGCTGAGCAGTGCATACAACAGCGACAGACGGTAGTTATGCTTGTACCAGAGGATATGTCAGTCGGATGGTTCAGCAAGGCTCTGGAGAGTGTTGACGAAGTTCGTATTATCACTGATGGACGGATTAATTTTATCGAACCATCGACAGGGCTGGAGAAGAAGGGAAACAGCAAAGGTTCCATGCTGCTGATTTGGCGACCGTTCATCAGTCCTCGACGGATGTTTACTACCGTATCCAAAGCGGCATTGATGGCGATCGGGCAGGGCGTCAGAAGGGCGGCATGAGGCGACAGCGAAGAAGTATCACCGACATCATCTGCGAAAACTGCAAATACCTTCCAACGAAACGCTCCAGAAATAAACGCAAGCCAATCCCAAAAGAATCTGACGTAAAAACCTTCAACTACACGGCTCATCTGTGGGATATCCGGTGGCTAAGACATCGTGCGAGGAAAACAAGGTGATTGACGCGATGATTTATTCGGGGCTATATTCCTCACGCGCCAGCAAAATCTGGCGTCGGGATTAGCACCCCGGATGTTTACGGAGCGATATGAGACGCGCCCGCGTCTTTTTTCATATCGTTTGCACAGTCACATTCGCGATTTATGGCGGGCTGTGTGGGGGAGCCGAAAGGCTCGCCGGTTTCCGTACCCGGTAGTGCTAACCCCGCACAGTTCGCCACCATGATGATTAGCACCTGACGGTGGCGATAATGTCCAAATGTACGGAGTTATCGTTATGGCCACTCAGATTTCTGTCGAAACTCTTTCCCCAATTACACACAACCAAATTCCCGTTATCACTACCGAGTTACTGGCACAGCTTTACTGTACCGAGATCAACAACATCAAAGTAAATTACACCCGTAATTCCGAGCGTTTTGTTGAGGGTAAACACTTTTTCAAGGTTGTTGGTGATGAGTTGAAAATTTTGCGGGTTACTTTAAGTAACTCACAAAATTTGCAACCATCTTTAAGAGGGTTACAAATTTCCCCGAAAGCCCGCTCCCTCATCCTCTGGACAGAACGCGGAGCAGCCCGTCACGCCAAAATGCTCGAAACCGATCAGGCGTGGGAAGTGTTCGAAAAACTGGAAGACTGCTATTTCAGCCAGTGCGAGAAAAATACTGGCAAACAAGAGAAGAAGCTCAACGGGCTTTCCGCAAAAGAAACAGACAGCCTTGTATGGCTGTGGGATTATGCTAACCGCTCACAGGCATTATTCCGCGAATTGTATCCAGCGCTAAAGCAAATTCAATCGAACTATTCCGGCAGATGTTACGACTACGGTCATGAGTTCTCGTATGTTATTGGAATGGCGAGAGACGTTTTAATCAATCACACACGAGATGTTGATATTAATGAGCCAGACGGACCAACGAATCTTTCCGCATGGGTAAGGCTTAAGAACAAAGAATTACCTCCTTCACTACATCGCTACTGACAATTGACAACTTAACAAACCCAGCTTCGGCTGGGTTTTTTATTGGTGAATTTTCAATATGAGAGGACATGACAATGAACGAGCTGATAAATAGCAACGTCATCAAAATGACCAGCATTGAAATCTCTGAGCTTACAGGTAAGCGTCATGACAATGTGAAACGTACTATCGAAATGCTGGCTAAAAATGGTGTTATCCGACATCCTCAAATTGAGGATTGTGGAAGAATCAATGGGTTAGGCTTAAATCAAAGTTTTCGTGTGTATGTATTCGAAGGCGAACAAGGTAAGCGAGACAGCATTATTGTCGTTGCCCAGTTGTCGCCGGAATTCACCGCTCGTCTTGTTGACCGTTGGCGAGAGCTTGAAGACGCTGCGGTTAATATCCCCAAAACTCTACCAGAAGCGTTGCGCCTTGCTGCTGATCTTGCTGAGCAGAAAATGCAACTGGAAAACCAGCTCGCAATTGCCGCACCTAAAGTTGAGTTTGCCGATCGCGTTGGCGAGGCCAGCGGAATTTTGATTGGAAACTATGCAAAGGTTGTTGGTATTGGTCCAAACAAACTGTTTGCGTGGATGCGCGAACACAAAATCCTTATTGCTTCAGGTTCCCGGCGCAATGTGCCAATGCAGGAATATATGGATCGCGGCTATTTCACAGTGAAAGAAACAGCGGTCAATACAAATCACGGAATACAGATATCGTTCACCACAAAAATCACCGGGCGTGGTCAACAGTGGCTGACCAGAAAGCTGCTCGATAACGGAATGCTGAAAGTAACAGGGGAGGCTGCTTAATGGCTAACCTACGCAAAGAAGCGCGCGGCAGAGAATGCCAGGTACGTATTTACGGCGTATGCAATGGAAACCCTGAAACTACAGTTCTGGCACATTACCGGATGGCTGGAATTTGCGGAACGGGAATAAAGCCTGACGACCTGATCGGCGCATGGGCTTGTAGCGCGTGTCACGATGAAATCGACCGACGCACCCATAACCTCGACAACAAAGACGCCAGACTTTACCACCTTGAAGGCGTGATCAGGACGCAGGCGATACTGCTGAAGGAGGGGAAGATTAAGCCATGAACGAATATCAGTTTGTGCTTCCATATCCGCCGTCGCTGAACACCTACTGGCGAAGACGGGGAAGCCAATACTACATCAGCGATAAAGGCCAGAAATACCGAAAAGACGTTCAGCAAATCATCCGCCAACTCAAGTTAGACATTTTCACCAAATCACGACTCCGTATCAAAGTCATCGCAGACGTTCCAGACTCCCGCCGCCGCGACCTCGACAACATCCTGAAAGGTTTACTCGACTCCCTTATCCACGCCGGATTTGCGGAAGACGACGAGCAATTCGATGACATTCGCGTAATTCGTGGTGTGAAAGTATCAGGTGGGAGGCTTGGAATAAAAATCACAGAACTGGAGTGCGCATGAATAACCAGTATTTACAGTTTGTGCGTGAGCAGCTCATTATCGCTACCGCTGATTTGAGTGGGGCAACAAAAGGTCAGTTTGAAGCCTGGCAAGAGAATGCCATGTTCGATACAGGGCGTTACAGGCGAAAAAAAATCCGGTACCGCGATGAAGTGACTGGAAAAATGATAACGCGGGATAATCCACCAATCCCGGGGAAGCAATCGCTGGCGAAGGGGACGTCAATTCCTCTGGTCAGTCCGGTTGAGTTTTCGACATCATCGTGGCGGCGGGCTGTTCTGTCTCTTGAAGAACATCATAAAGCCTGGTTGTTGTGGTGTTACAGCGAGAGCATTTGTTGGGAATATCAGATCGCGATAACACAGTGGGCGTGGAATGAATTTAATACTCAATCTGGTACCAGAAAAATTGCAGGGAAAACGCAGGAACGCCTGAAAAAATTAATCTGGCTGGCGGCGCAGGCAGTAAAAGCAGAACTTTTTGGTGGGGAAGGTTATGAATACCAGGAGCTGGCATTACTGGCGGGAGTGACAACCAAAAACTGGTCCAAAACATTTACTGGCCACTGGGTTGCAATGAAACACATTTTTCACCGGCTGGATAATGAGGCTTTATTGTTCGTGACGAGAACACGTTTAAAACAAAAGGCGGCATTTTCACAGTAAAGTATTGCAAAAGTAGATTAAAAGGCATATATTTCATGCAAATCTGATATTTTGCCGATTTTGTACGTGATGGCAAAGTAGCAAAACCCGCCGCTGAGCGGGTTTTTCTGTACCCGGAATTCTGTGGCTATCCAGAAAGCTCATGGAAAGAGGAGAAAGGCAATAATTTATAACAAAATCTTAAAGATCGCCTTGTATACTATTAGTTTTGTAAATATTGTGTATTTTGAGTATTGCAGGATAACCCTGTGACGAAGTTAGTGTAACAACACTTTTGCTCTACGAGTTTCGCCAGCCTCCCCCAGTGGCTGGCTTTTTTATGTCCGTAGCGTCAAAGCAGCAATGGCGCTGGGGCGTCGTGCAATTGGCGTTGAGCTGGAGAGCGGGCGTTTTGAGCAGACGGTCAGGGAAGTTCAGAATGTAGTCAGTCAGAACGGATGATATTGCAGAATTAGTTACGTACCGTTATTATCCTGCGCCCGGCCCTTTAGCTCAGTGGTGAGAGCGAGCGACTCATAATCGCCAGGTCGCTGGTTCAAATCCAGCAAGGGCCACCATCACATACCGCCATTAGCTCATCGGGATAGAGCGTCAGCCTTCGAAGCTGGCTGTGCGGGGTTCAAGTCCCCGATGGCGGTCCATTATCAGCATCATGCGTTGTTAGCTCAGTCGGACAGAGCAATTGCCTTCTAAGCAATCGGTCACTGGTTCGAATCCAGTACAACGTGCCATATTTATTTACTTGGCTCGCTTTTGCGGGCCTTTTTTTGTATCTGCGTTACACCATTAACTAATAAATCGAGTGCTTATCAGGAGGCTATGTGAAAAAACTGATGGTGACGATTGGTCCGTTCGAAACAGAAGTTAGTTTTCGTGTTGTTCAGGGGGAGAGTGTACTTGTTGAAGATGTATTTCATGGAAAATCAACAGGTCCTTATGTAAAAGAATATCTTATCGACGCCACGGATGAAAATATTGAGGTGGTGTACGATTCCGTCAATCACCCTGATTTGATCATTAAGGCAAAATTGAAGCCACTTTATTGATCTGACCGGGAGCAATCATAAAATATCTCTGGGTACCCACAAGGAGATAAATATGTTTGTTTCTGAAGTGTTAATGGAAGATAAGGACAACAAAGGATGGGTTAAAGGTTGGGCTGTGGTAAGAAGCTCGCCCTGGCATCTTGTTGGGGTTTTTGCGACAGAGGAAGACGCAGAAATGGAAGCAAGAAAGATGGGAGATAAGTACGAGGTTCACTATGGCTCGCATCGAACAGGAAGTGATGATTTTGTCTGGGGGGAGTAACAGTCGTTTAACCCCAGAATAATCCCGTAACTGAGGTCGCTATTGGCGGCCTTTTTTGTATCCGCGCCACGCCCGGCGCATATCAACCACAGAGCCTTTCGGGGGTGAGCTTACGGAGTGGTCAGTGTGACTTTCTCTGTGGGCAGATCGCTCCCGGGCGTTGGCTCACCCACCCAAAGGAACGTCACGATGTTTGGTATTTTTGGTAAAAAAGCCCGCCGAGCGGCAGTGGAAATTAAAAAGTTTGAGAAACGTGATCTGGCACAGGCGGTTATTAATGCTGCCTATCTGGTGGCCTATGCAGATGGTGAATGTGAGGCTTCAGAGAAAGCGAAGATCGAGCAGGTCTTGCGTAACCAGCCTGCGTTGTCCGCGTTTACGTCAGAAATTAATGCGATTAGCGCAACCATTATCGGTCAGCTGGATACGAACTTTAAAATTGGTCGTCGAGCGGCATTGCGTGAAATTGAAGATGTGAAACACGATACGCGTGAAGCGGAAGATGTGCTGGATGTGGCGGTGGCCATTGCGGAGGCAGACGGCGAAATTGAGCCGGAAGAGCGCAAGG